GGCTACGCCTATGGTTCCATGGTTCGCAGCCCTATGACATCAGAAAATAAAATGAAAATGAGTGCCAACCCTATGGAACCTCGTCAACAACAAGGCGGTATGCAAGGTATGCAACCTGCCATGGGTATGCCCAAAATGCGTTATGGCGGTAAAAGCTAAATATACCTACTAGACTTATCCATCATTTCATCTCCCATAGATTGCAAATAACGCAAAAGGGATGCTATAGAGTGTGAACCCTCATACTCCGGCATCCCTTTGTTCATGGTAGATTCAAATTCTTCAGGCGGCACACCATCCCATACAAGTTCAACGTTTCCGTCTTGATTCAGGTATGCTGTAAACTGAAATAGATTAGCTTTGTGCTTCTTTCTTGGCATTGACACTCTCTAGTTCTTGTATTGCTAGGTTATAACAATCAGCTTTGAACACAAAGCCGTTTGCAGGGTCTATATCCCCTACCTTGTATCGTGTCGCTTTTTTATAGAAAGACGGCTTAGATATTTTACCTAAGATCCACGCTTTACTATGGTCGGTTAAGATTCGAACGAAGACGTAACTATCACAGTCTTGCTTTGTACCGTGTGCAGCTACAGAACAATCGTAGTTAGGTGATGGAGTTGTATTACACCGCTTGGTTTTTACGTCAACACGTTCGTTTCCCATCACCAAGTCAAAGTCTTTGCTGTTGGCCTCTGTGCCGCCCGTGTAGTCCTCTACAATAATCTCGCCTATAGCACCCACCACATTAGATAAACTACCCGTTATGCTGCCCTGTAGATTACCTACAGTGGCAGCTTTCTTTTTGGCACGAGTAATAATCTCAGGTGTTATTTTTATTTGGATCATGCTGCATTCAAGTCCACTACTTCACATACACCAGCAGTACAGGCAAGTTCTCGTGATCCGCTTGTGTTATCTTCTTTCTCAAACTCTGTCAGTTTGTTCCAGTCGATTTTTACATGGCTGTATGTTTTTTGCCAATCATTATAGTCATCAGGTTCAATGTCCTGATAAGGTGCTTGTTGATACGTATGATCACTGTGTGGCAAAAACGATACACCAGAAGCAACATCAAAGTTTTTGTACACCCATGCACCAACTTCCATCCACTCATGTTCTTTCACAGTCACTGTAATAGATGGCTTATGTTCACACCAATGCACAGCATAGGTTTTCCATAATTCTAGCTGTTCTATGGCTGTCATCTGTGTGCGTATGACTGCACCATCTGGTGACTTCATAGCAAATGAGAATACTGTTACGCTGTCTGGCTTCATCATGTCACGCTCGTTATGCACACCCTCTTCAATCAAGAACTGTGTCAACGGGTCTTTGTTATCGCCACGAACCGTGCGAATGTAATAATCATTGTGCCGCGCATGAATGCCACTAGCTGCGTCCACGAGTTGAGATACAGTGCCCGACGGCTTTACACAGGTGATTGCTGCACTCTGAGGTATTCCAAGCATGTTCGCAAAATTCTTGTTTGTTTCCACCGCCTCTTGCCGCATCTCTTCTAGCCAGCGTTTGCTGTCTACGTTCTTTGAAAGCACGTGATGATCCATGATACCAGTTAAGGATACGCCCAACAAGCGTTCTTCTTCTGTGTTGTCCTTCCATACTTTCCTCAAGTATTTAAAATCTGTAAGAGTTGATTGTAAGGTGCCTAATATAGTCGCAATACGAACCTTTCTCTTTAAACTATCCAGTGTATCGGTTTCACGAACTACAACCTCTGATAGGTTGCAAAACTGATAACCACGCAGGATGATTTCTGAACATGGGTTTGTACCCCACATATGGCCTGTCTCACGTCGTCCGTTACGAGCAACCTGTTTGTCTGCAGCCTCACGATTAAACATACCACGTTCACCTGACTTACTGTCATACAGTGCAAGCCATTCACGCATAAACGTACCCATTTCTGGCTTTGACTTATAAGCTACAGAATTGTTAGCCAACGCACGTTGTGGCTCTGTCTCCCACCACTGCCCTGATTTGGCATGTGCCATTTGATCATCGTTTAAGTTTGATAAACTGATCAAGGCAGAACGACGAACACCGCCTACAACTACAACTTCACCAATCTTGCACATGATATCATGGCACTCAATCGGAAACAAACGTCTACCGCTTGCCTTCTTGAACACCTTGACGGTAAAATCAAATAGATCAAGCAACGGCTGGGGTCCACTTGCACGACCACCCATAATTTTTAACTTTGCACCAGCCTCACGTATATCAGACACGTCCCAACTTGGAACTTGTCCTGCGTAAAGTAGCGCAATCAACTCCCGTAAAGACTTTGCCCACCCCGGTTTACTATCTGCCACTTTTATTACAATGTCTGATTTGTCAAAGTTGTCTGAAACGACAGGCAGCTTATCTACGTTTTCTCTCTCCACACTGAAACCAACGCCTGTGCCACACATAAGAATATACATGCACTCATCAAACGCACGAGGACTATCGACAGGTATGTAACTACAGTTGTAACCACAAATGTTATCTCGTGACAAAGCTGGACCTGCTGTCATCATGGCCCTCATGCTTGGCATCACATCCAAGCTAAGTATGCCGTCACGCAGTTCGTTTATTGTTTTATCATCCAACTTTATGTTGTGCTTCATCAAAACTTGATCTTGCATGAAACCAACGTATCTATCCACAGTTTCATCCCAATTTTCTCTGCGTTGTTCATCATCAAGCCATCGTGCATACCGCGACTTGTGAATGAATTGTTGATACGGTGTTGGTAACATGTTGCTCATGTCTTGTCTCCTTTTGTTTCAATTAGTTTGTTGAGGTACCACTGCGCTTTTTTGAGGTCTTCGATACCGTTTTTGTATCTGTAACGCCACAAATACTTAATAATGTTTCCTTGCAAGTAGTATTCGAATCCATCGTCTGTCGCCGCCGCGATTGCTTCAATGCACTCGACACCTGCCTGATTATAGTGTGCCGGATTATTAACGACATCTAAATTGCCATATGCTTCTTTACCAGCACGTTCCTGCTCCTCTTCCCTTAACCGACGCACCATGTATTGCTCATATCTACTCATTGTTCAGACCCAAAGTCAACTCTAATTACATTATCTTTAATGGCTTCAATTACCTTAGGATCTTCATCATCTTCCTCATCAACCATTTCTTGCCCCGTCATACGAAACTTGACAGTTGATACGCCATGATCATACAGTTCATCCGTATTGTACCTGATCATATCAAGAGCACCCTCTTGTATAATCATAGCAGTGTTAAGATCATCATCACTTTCATATTTTTTACCCGTCGTATCATATGCAGACAAAGTAAATTCACCATCCCCTGTTGATCGTAGTATGATATAGTATCTGTCAGGCAAAAGCGTTGCTGCTTCCATAACTTGATTTATTTCATCGTTACTCATTTTTTATACCAATCTGTGGGTATTGAACCTTCTGCCCACTTAAATCCATGACGTTCACACCAACTAGCATATGTTGTTTTACTGCCCTTGTAAATCTTATTGGACGCTCTTAAAAACACAAATCGTATATCAAGTTCTGGATGTTGTTTTTTAATTAACACCATTTTGACACGATCATCTTTAGTTAAGTGCCCTTTAGCTTCTACATATATGTTACTGTCGGACAAATAAAAATCAGGAGTGTAGTTACGAGGCTCTGGTATATACTTAAACTTTTCGTTTTCATATTCGAAAGGAACGTTGTTTTCTGTAAGTATACGGGCCAGATTCAGTTCGAATTGTGATCTGTATCCTGCCTTTTTCAAAACTCTATCCCTATTGAATGTAATCGCTTTATTAAGTACCCTGCCAGTTTGGGGGATAGTCTTTCTATACTGGTAAGTTCGATTGTTAAAGGGTGCATCGGCACACATACATAAGCCCCGCCAAATGATATTCTGCTAATTTTTTGTAGTTGTTCTTCCACAGTCTTTATATCTCGTGCTTCAGTCTCAGCATGAAGCTTACCCATCTTACCATAGTTTTCAACTAAAGTTAGGGGTAGACCGTTTTGATGTATTCGCATTTGCGCTATTCGTCTCTCCCCTCCGCTCTTACCAACTGATTCTATAAACATATGATACAAACTTTTGTTCATATTCATAAGTTCAGTTTCATAATTTTTGACAAACAGGTAAGGCATTACACTGTCTTCTTTTTAAGAGTCGAATACCAAACTTGCGGTGGACTCTTTGCCCGTGAGGTTACTCTGTCGTGTAAGATAGCGTTGGGCCAACAGTAAGAACGATAACCACACATACTACATTCCTGTGGTAATACAGTGTTACCTGTTTTAACTATCTCACCACTCACCTTGTATGTCTCAGCTTCCGCCTTGTATGGCTTGAACGGCTTTACATTAGGATCGGATAGGAAAC